CTTATACGACTACTTTATTATTAGTTATTTAGATGTCATATAAGGGAAAATATCAACCTTCTTATCCTAAAAAATACAAGGGTGATCACACTAATATAGTATATCGTTCCTTATGGGAGCGCAAGTTTATGGTTTATTGTGATAAGAATGAAAATATTTTAGAATGGGGAAGTGAGGAGATTGTAGTCCCCTATCGATCACCAGTTGATAACAGATATCACAGATACTTCCCAGATTTTTATATTAAATATAAAGATAATAACGGGAAGATTAAAAAGTCAATTATTGAAATCAAACCATATAAGCAGTGCATTGAACCCAAAGTCCAAAAGAGAAAGACAAAGGGTTATATCTATGAAGTTATGGAATATGCCAAGAATCAGGCAAAATGGGAAGCTGCTAAAGAATGGTGTTTAGATCGTGGTTATGAATTTAAGGTTCTTACAGAAAACGAGTTAGGTATCAAATGACATTCTCATATCCAACAGACGACCAAGAAAATCGAGTTCGTGGTGTGGTTGATAGTTTAGTTGGTATCGAAAATCCAGATGATATTATGGAAGAACTGATTGGAGTTTTGAGTGAGAGTGGTAGGAATGCTTCGGTTGGAAAATATTATACTTTCTTTTATACTGCAAAAACTCCGGGAGTTAGATATGATGAATTTCCACTTGTCGGTGTAACTGATGTCTTCTCTTGGGGATTTCGTGGAATCAACTTTCACTGGGGTGATAGAAGACAATATAATTATGACCAAATTGCCGGACAACTGTATGAAGTTTACCCAGAAGAGATGTCTGATGTTATAGAGCTCAATTTTACAAGTCTTCGTTCTAAATAACTAAAAAGTAAGATAAATGACTAGTGGAGTTTTAAGATATCCTTATGAAGCACTAACTGATGAAACAGATTATTTGCAAATTGATATTAGAGAATACAATTCTCCAGGAACTTTGAGTGATGGTGGATTGGTGAGTGGTAGAAATTCTGACGGAACAACGAGAAGGGGAACGACTTTTAATCCTACTGGTGGTGTTAAAACTGGAGATTTATTCACGACTTTTGATCCTAATAAAGGTGCTAAAAGTCTTGGAGATATATCCAAAACCAATTTTAAAAAAGCACAAGGAACAATACTTCTGCCAATGCCTTCCAATATACAAGATTCAAATTCTGTAAGTTTTTCGCAAGGAAATTTAGATGGAATAACATCACAGATTTATGATGATATTAGTGTTCAGACATTTAATCTGCCAAACTCCAGTCAGGGACAGGGACAGACACCGACGCCAATGCAACAACTAATGTCGCTTCTTACCGAAAAAGTATCCCAATTGGGAAACACATTTTATAACCAAGGAGATGATATTGGAAACATTATAGCAAAAAATTTATTCGCACAAGCAGCAAACATACCCATTGGGGGATCATTAACAAGAGATGATGTTTTTGCCAGAGAATCTGGATCAATTCTAAATCAAAATGTCGAACTTTTATTTAATGGTGCGACTATAAGGTCTTTTAAATTTTCTTTTAAAATGACACCTAGAAATAATAAAGAAGCAGAACAAATAAAATTTATTATTAATACGTTTAAACGACAAATGGCAGCAAAATTATCCACTGATGAAGATCTTTTTTTAAAAACACCATCCGTTTTTGACCTTACTTATAAGAGGGGTGCATCCAAACATCCTTTCTTACATACTTTTAAACAATGTGTTTTAACTGATATGTCGGTTAATTATACCGGTGAAGGGGTTTATTCAGTTTATAATGATTCAACTCCGGTTTCTATGGTTTTAGAACTTGGATTTAAAGAACTTGAACCGATTTACTCTCAAGATTATAATGAAATACCTATAGAACAAGGAGTAGGATACTAATGACAATGATACCTAACGCGCCGCTAGGATTCCCAGGCACCACTGGCACCAGTGGCGGTCTCGTACAACCGCAGCAACCGCAGCAGCCGCCGCAGCCCCCAACAACGACACCATATCCTGGGTTACCAATTACTCCCCTTCCTCCCGGCAGTATTAAACCTGATAAAATACGTGGTAAGACTTTAAGATATCCATACGAAGCATTAACTGATGAAACAGATTATTTAAAAATTGATATTAGAGATTATGTTCCATCAAAAAGATTATCTAATAGTTTAACTGCTAATGGTTCAACAAGAACAAACACCAAATTTAATAATAATCCACAACAAAATCAAGCAATCAATCTAGCAATCAGTAAGACAATACCCTCTAATCTTACTACAGCAAAATTAGAAATGGGAAAAGGCACAATATTATTACCAATGCCGTCTAATATTCAAGATGGAAATTCAGTAACTTACTCAAAAGGAAATCTAGATGGTCTTACATCAAGTGTTTACGGTAATATAGTAGGTTCTGTCAAACCAAAAGCACCAGCAAATATCAAGAACCCATTAAATGATGTACTGTCCAAACTAACAACATCAGCTGGGAATGTTGCCACAAACATGTTTCAAGGAGGGAATGCAAAAGCATTTAGAGATGTTATAACTTCGGATATTTTTGCACAAGCAGCAAACATACCCGTTGGGGGATCATTAACAAGAGATGCTATTTTTGGAAGAACAACTGGGCAAATTCTAAATCAAAATGTCGAACTTTTATTTAATGGAGTGACTCTCAGATCATTTAAGTTTTCTTTTAAAATGACACCCAGAAACGAAAACGAAGCACTACAAATAAAACTAATTATTAATACGTTTAAACAAAATATGTCACCACAATTGGGATGGTCTGGAGATAGTCCATCCCCAAATTTATATTTAGAAACTCCAAATGTATTTGAACTTACTTATATGCAAGGAGGTGGTCCTCATCCATTTCTACATAGTTTTAAACAATGTGTCTTAACTGATATGTCGGTTAATTATACCGGTGAAGGTGTTTATGCAACTTATGCCGGTAAACAAGGTTCTCCAGTTTCTATGGTTTTAGAACTTGGATTTAAAGAACTTGAACCAATTTATGATGATGATTATAATGATCCAGAATCAATAGGAGTAGGATACTAAAATGGGATACTTCAGAGAATTACCAGACGTTGCTTATCAGTCATTTTTGTCTGATGCAATTTCATCTCAAGATTATCTAGTAGTTAAAAATTTATTCAGAAGAAACAAACTTCGTGATGATTTGAAAGATGTTGTAACAGTTTTTGAACAATATCGAATTCCTGATGGAGTAAGACCTGATGTTGTTGCCGAAGCATTTTATGGAAGTGCTCAACTTGACTGGGTTGTTTTAATGACAGCAGGTATTATCAATGTGAGAGATGAATGGCCACTCACAAATTATCAATTATACCGACATGTTGAGAAAAAATATGGTGTAGAAAAATTGAGTGAAACTCATCATTATGAAACAAAAGAAATCAAAGATTCAAGTGGAAGATTAATTCTTCCTGCCGGTAAAGTGGTTAATGAAGGTTTTGTTTTAAACTATAGTGATAATGGATCAAAAAAAGTTATAAGTGGAGTTGATGTAAGAACCGGTATTTCAAATTACGTATATGAAACTCGCAAAAATGAAGAAAAATCCTTAATCTCTTTACTGAGACCAAGATATTTGCAACAATTTTTGAATGATATGAGATCTATTATGAGATATAGTAAGTCATCTCAATATATAAGTGACTCTCTAATTCAAACTGAAAATACGAGAGTCACTATTTCCAACTAACTCAATCTGCTGCGAGTGCGGCAAAATATGAAAGAGTATCATCATCCTCTTCATTATTAGAAGAGAGTGTATCTAGTTCGTCCTTCATATTTTGAGGAACGGAAGGTGCGGAATCACCACGATTTTGAGCACGGAACTCTTCCTCTTCCTCAATAGACTCTTGATCTTGGAACTTAGGAGTGCCCTTAATGCCGAGCACATAGTCCAGACGCTTTTTCAGTTCATCATAGGACTTGAACTGGTCGGGAGCAACAAACTCTTCCAGAGAATACTCCTTCTTCCAGATTGCCTCCATAGCGTCATCGTCGTCAAGCAGTGCGTCCGGACGTGCAAACTCTGAAGAGTCATAGTTACGGTAACCGGCAACGTTCTTTGCCTTCAGTTTGAAGTTAGCACCACCCCAGAAGTCAAAGGGATCAATTGCTTCCTCGTCCTCAAACTCAGGTTGCATTGCGGCAGTGATCTTGTCAAAGATTTTCTTACCGAACTTGTACAGGAAGACTTTACCTTCGTTCTCAGGATTTGCAGGATCCTTGACAACATAGATGTTGGCAACATAAGTCAGTTTACGCTTCTGCTTACGTGCGGCATCTTTACCAGCATCTGTGCCATTATTCCACAGCATCGTGTTGTATTCGGAAACGGGGTCTTTCTGACCCAGAGTGGTCAGAGAGTTCTCGATGTACCAACCACCAGGACCTTGAAAGGCATGGGAGTACAGTTTGACAAACGGAAGATCTTCACCGTTCGGGGCAGGCAGGAAACGAATAACGGCATAACCATTACCGCCTTTATCTACTTCCAGTTTCCACAGACGATCATCGCCTGAAGTACCTGCATTATTCATTTTTTC